CTTGTGGCGGCCCCACCATCAAAAGAATTTCCAGCCCAACGGTCTAAGTTGTAAGCCCCATTTACTTGCGTGTAACTCGCACCAGCATTACGCTGGTCAATCACCATCGCACCATTGATGATGCGGTTCTTGAATCCAAAATTACTAGATGCATTGAATACATCTGATCCGTTAACCTTGGCTGTAATCTCTCCAGTACCTTTTGCGACTAACTTGAAACCGATATTGGTGTCGTCACCAGATGCAGTTAATGTTGGAGCACCCCCAGTTGCAGCATTTGCAAGAGTTACTTCATTGACTGCCGATGCAGTTGCGGATACTTTTAGTAGCTCATTGCCATTGGTATCAATGACATCGCCAACCAGTTTTAGTTTCTTACCGCTACCAATATTAAGACCGACCGATGTGCCTGTTCCTGCTGCGGTAAATAACGCATCAATGGTGTCCAGATCGGTATTGATCTTTGTACCCCACGAATCTGTGGATGCGCCTACCTCTGGTTTGGTAAGTAAAAGGTTGGATGTAGTTGAATCTGCCATGTTTCACCTCATGCTGTGACTTGCGTCCATGTTTCTGAATTGTCTGCTATTTCAGACCAGCTTTCCGATGTATCAGATTGTGCTGTCCAAGTCTCGGATGTGTCTGCGACTGGCGTCCAGCTCTCCGAGGTGTCTGGTTGTGCTGTCCAAGTCTCAGGCGTGTCTGGTATCGATCCCCAGCCAAACCCTACTAATGTTCCGACAGAACCAGTTATTTGATTACCAATTATCGCAATACTGATGACGACTGTGGCATCTCCAATTGCTAGTGTGCTTTCTACGCCAGTAATAGGTACAAAGGAGATAACCTCTGCCACCATCGTCCCGACCGATCCAGTCGATGCGTTGCCACTAATAGCAAAGGATGCTGTGCCACGCGCAATATCGCCAATAGATAAGGTTGACTCATTACCAGTCAGGGCAAACGATGTCTCACCACGGGTGACGCTTCCAACGCTTGCGGTTGATGCATTACCCGTTATGGCAAATGAGGTTTCACCCCTAGCAATATTGCCAACCGATAGGGTTGAGGAATTACCGCTAAGTGCTACTTGCTTAGTAAATGTGACTGAACCAACCGATAGGGTTGAAGCGTTACCTGTAACGGCAAAACTTCTCTCGCCTACCGCAAGAGTTCCAACAGATAAGGTTGAGGAGTTGCCTGTAATGGCAACAGTTCTGGTGACGCCTACCGAGCCAACATTGCCAGTTGCAATGTTCCCATCCTCTTGCTCAGAGATATTTACGCCAAGAGTGCCAACGCTTAAAGTGGACGAATTTCCACTAATAACGACATTGCCAATGCCGTATACACCCTTGCCGTAGTAGCCAGAGCCGTAAGCAGCCATGTTGCTGCCCCTTAAATTTAAGCGAGTCTGATCAAGCCTGTGCTTGAGTCATTCGTCGGCATTGTGAGAGTAAATGTCCCAGCAGTTACGGTCTGACTGCCAAATGTATGCACGCTAACAGCCTTATTAGACTGACTTGAGTTATAGATCAAAACAGCATCAAATGCAGTTGTGAGAGTCACGTTACTGAAACTGATAGACGCGCTTGGTGTCCAGTAAGCAGTAGTTCCGCTAGTTGTTGGCGCTGTTGCATTGGTAACAGTAGCACCACCAGCCGTGTAGTTCGTGCCTGATACTTCTCCAGTTGAAGAGTATGCGGTTGTGGATGCGTTAACTGTGGCAGACGCCAAGTAGAGAGCAGCCTTAAATGTGTCGGCAGCCGTAGACGCTCTGGTCACACCAGTACCAAAGTTATGTGTTCCAGTCAGCAATTCGCCTTTGAAACTTGTACAGAGGGCTTGAGTATTTGCGATGATAGTTCCCTTCTTGGGTTATACCCAATTAACGCTTTTATTTTGCCATTTTTTGCCACTTTTAAGGCAACTTACATGAGACTGAGTTATTCCAAATTCTTTTGCTATGTCTTTTTGAAACTTGTTTGATTTTTTAATCAACTCAACTTGTTCATTTGTTAACTTAGCTCTTCCATGACTTTCACCAACTCGCATTCTTCCTTTGGCTTTTGCATCTCTCATATTCTCCAACCTAGTACCAAGAGAAAGATGATCTGGATTAACGCAATTTGGTATATCGCATTTATGCATTACATCTCTTGCGTCAAGTTCACCATTAAATAATCTATATGAAACTCTGTGTGCTAATTCATGTCTTTTAGGAGTTCTAAAAAGTCCATATTTATTTCTTTTCATGCAATATGCAGTCCACAACCAGCAACCATTTTCATGTTTTTTAACATGAGACATAAACCTTTCAAGTTCTGATTGTTTTGGTTTACCAGCCATATTTAACTCAAAGATTGTGCGACTGGTTCACCAGTCACGGTCATACGCTTTAAGGTCATATCGACTGAGCGATGCACAAGCTCGCCTTCTAGCCAATACTCAACCCACTTTGTCGTCTCGTTTTCGTTGTCGATGATGCCCTCACGCTTCTCAAGCAATGAGTCATCCATCTCGCCTTTTGTTGTGTTTACTAGCATTCTTACCCCAATGTCCTTGCGCGTGTGACAAGCACACCGCCAGAGGTTGAACCACGGTCATCTGAGAGTTTTAACTCTTCAAGACCATTCTTGTAGAGTGCTGCCCACACCGTAATTCTCGCATCATCTTGCAAATATGGCGCTGCCTGCATGAGTGCTCCATAAAGATAAATGTCTGGTGCAGCAGTCAATAGCCAGTTACTTGTGTTGGTGCTTGATAACTTGCTCAACTTGGCGTAATAGGTCAACTCACCCGTGTAAGTAGTGTCTGGTGTAGGGATAAAGCGAAACTGATTGCCCACCACGCTGAAATACGCTGGCTTGCCAGACGATGTGTAGACAACAGAAAGGTTATCCATCGAGTCAATCGTCTCAAATTGCAATGGTGTTGGAGGGCTGGTGTCTAACTTAAAGGTCTTTGCCTCAAGAAAGTCATCAGGCACAGCCGAGTATTCTGTGGTGAGAGACGCGGTAGATCGCACAATCATCTGTCTTGTGCGTAAGTTACGCTCGATCTGGGCTTCTGCTAAAGAGATAAAGTCAGGGATAGCGCTCGTTAAGTCTGAGCGATTGAGCCAGTCCCCGACAGAAGTCTTCAGTTCAGCATAGGTTGTCAGCGCCATTCTCAGCCTTTTCTGCTTTCTCAAGATCACGCATTACCCATGTGTGATCGTGCTTGAATTCAAAAGTCCCGATGTGTCCAATCTCCTTGGAAACGTCGTGATCTATGTAGATTTTAAAGCCTGCCGCCTGCGCTTTACGGCAAAAGAAAATGTCTTCCCCTATGTATCCACGCTTATCGGTACGCCAAGGTGTCTCAAACCAAGGCTCTGTCAGTCTCTCAAATACCCTGCGCTTAATGAGCATCACGCCCATGCCAATAGAGTGAACTTCCTCAATTCCCGTGGACTCAGGCATGGTGTAGACCAGTTGCCTCTCGCCATTGATTTCATTTTGAGCAGTCGGTCCAGTAGGCATCCTGCGTCTAGCACAGTTCGTTGCCACGATGTCCAAGTCATGCGCCAAAAGTCTCTCGATCATGTCTTGTGGGAAAGTCATGTCGGAGTCCACAAATAGGACATGGGTGCAACCCTCACGCATGGCGTCTAGGCAAAGGTCAGCCCTCTGGTTTTGTATCAATGTGCCTTGGACAATCTTTAGTGATACCGCGTCCATTGTGTTGATGGTATGAAACGCGACCATGTTGACCATACAGAATGTGTAATTGGCGTGAACCATGTCACGCGCTGGTGTGCATACTGCAATGTAGTTTGGCGTCATACTTCACCAGCCCTAGTTCTAAAGTACTGGTTATCTCTGTCGTTTAACCACTTCTTCATGTACTCTTGATCGTCTAGTTTGCCTTCAGCCTTGAGCTGAAAGTAGATTGACATGGGGATGCTGGCAACTCGCGTCCATTCACCCCACCTAGCACGCTCATCAACTTGAGCGTACTCTTGTTTGTTCTCTTCAATGATTGCTGTGACGTCTTGCTGGGTCTGGATCGTTGCCTGTCCATTCTCATCGTCATAGTGAAAATACCGCGTTATTCCCTGATCTGCGTCAGTATTGAATAGTCTTTTTTCAGTCATGTAAAAAAGGGTCTGAGTTGCCCCAGACCCCTTCGCTAGTTAGATTAAGAAGTAACCAAGTCAGCAGCAATGCCATGAGCATTTTCTGCCAACACTTTGTGACCCCACTCAACGATGAGCATACGCTTCTCAGCGTCACCAGTCTTAGCCAACTCAATTTGTTGGTATGGACGCAAAGTTGTGACTTTTGCGTAATCAGGATCGATCACGAATGCGTCACGCTCGCGCTGGAAGCGGTTAGGCACAACTTGCACGTTGCCAAAGTCAGAGACATAGATGTCTGCTGCACCGATGATGGTTGCAGGACGCGCACCGCCATCAATGTTGAAACGTGAAGATGCGATACCAGAGAAGCCAGACACGCGCTGCTTGTTGACTGGACCAGTCATCAAGATTTTTGGTGTACCGCCAGCAGTCCAAACTTGTTGAATCACGTTCTTCAAGATGGTCTCTGTAAAGGTACGCACGTTGCCGTCGGTACGGGCGCTGGTTGGCACAGTCGTATACGATGGGTTAGCACCGTTGGTCTGCATATCGTAGTTAGTCTTAATGAAGGCTTGCAACGATGCAGTACCGCGAGCAGTTGTGGTGTTACCAGCAGCAGCCACAGCTCCTTGGAGCATGGTGTACTCTTGGTCACGCTTTAACTCAGCACTACGCTTGGCAATTTGGTACGCCAATTCAGAGCGACGGCCTGCCTTGTTAACTGTCTCTTCAGTAGCAGACAAAACGATAGTTTTGCGGCTAATCTGAGCATAGTTTTGCAGACGAACAGTTGCAGTAACTGCGTCAAAAGAAGTGACATCATCACCTTCCAATTGCTTGTTAGCTGCTGCGGATGCGAGTGTGTCGGTTTGCCACTCAAACAATGAGTTAGAGATTGATTCGCTACCTATATTGCTCATGTAAGGGGTTTCCTCTGGAGCAATGTTAGTGATGATGTTGGATAAGTCCTCGCGGATACCCTTTGCATCAAATGTGGTGAAGGTGTTGGTTACGATTGCCATTTGAGTGTCCTATTTCAAAAGAAGTTCTATTGCGGAGGCAGCGTCATTGACGCGACCTGACTTTGCAAGACGCTGTTTTGCGCGTGTACTTTCAGTTGTTGTGGAGACGCGACCTGCTGCCGAAGGCTTGGCAGGGCGTGGGCCGTTGTTCACTACTGGCTTGATCTGTCCACGTTTGGACATCATCTGGTCATAGAGTGCTGCTTTACGCAACGCAATGACAGCCCTGTGGTCATAAACATTCTTGAGTTCTTCGTCACTAAATCCGATCTTTTTACCGAATTCAACTAACAAAGCCTTTTCAGCCTGTGCCTTCTTGGAGTCCTTCCATTCGGGTACTGCTTGGAGTAGTGCCTCTTGCTGTGATGCAAGGTGAGCCTGTAACTCCTGCGCTCTTTGCTGTTGCGCCAACTCGGAGAGTCGCTGCTGTTCGGACTGAATGGCTGCGAGTTTTTCCTGCTTTTGGCGTCTTATCTCCGACTGTCTCACCCACTCAATAGGGTCTTCATCACGAAGACGGTCCATATCGACAGGCGCTTCAGTCGTCTCAAGTTGCTGCTTCAACGCTCCCAACAATTGAGCGTACTGCTCACGCTCGGCACGAATCGCTTGAGCCTCTGCCTCGACTGCTTTTCGAGTTTCAGCGACCTGTTGCGTCTTTCGTGTGTAGTCCTGAGTTCTGGAATAACCTTTTTGGAGTTCGTCCAGCGTCACCTCGATCTCTTTACCGTCAACTTTGACGGTGTAGACCTGTGGCTGTTCTTCCTCTTCTTGCGTTTCTTCCTCTTCCTCTAACTGTTCCTCAGTCGTTTCATTATTGGACTCATCGTCTTGCACATCCAATTGTTCATCGACTGAAGCCGCGACTTCGGACTCTTCGTCCTCGGTCAAACGCGCCTTGTCATCTGTCTGCTGTTCCCCGCCAAGCGGCAACATCATTTGATCAAGAGCACTAGCTGCATCAGCTACGGTCATAGGTGCTTGGTTTTCCATGTCCTATTCCCTTCTTACACCAAAGTTTTCTGATCACGCTCGACTTGGCGCTGTGCAAACTTTCCGTTGTCAATGAGCTTGCTCATCTCTGTGCGGAAGTTGTCAATAGCACGCAACATATGCCAAGCGTGTTCTCTCTTCACGGTGTCCTCTGGTTTCGTGTCCTTCCAAAACCAGACGGCATCGTTCTCCATCTTCAATAAAGCACTTGAAAAAGCCTCATCTGCTATTAGCGACTCAGCCTTCTTGCCTTTTCTTATGTCTTCTTCTTGTTTGCTCACTTTTTAGACCATTCCTTGTGGGTTAATGGGTTGCTGTAAATTCTGAGCCACTTGCATGGCCTGCGCCTGCAATTGACCCTGTTGTTTTACAGCCTCTCTGTCAACAGATTGCATCGCCATAATTTGTGCCGAGTCAATCTGCGTTTGATACTTTAATTCAAGTTCATACTTTTTGAGCATCAACTCTTGATTGAGCTGATCACGCCTAAAGTCATCATCTCGTATCATTTTTTGGCGTTGTAACTCTAAATCTGCAGCCTTTTTCTGTATATCTGCACGAATGGACTCTGCCTGCACTTGTGCCAAAACCTGTTCTGGCGTTGGCTTTGGCGCTTGCTCTGGTGCTTTCCAATCCTCTGGCAAGTCCATGAAATATTGGGATGCGTCTTTGAGTCCAGAGAGTTCAACGACCTTCTTTAAAGTCCTGACATACATCTGAGGT